GGCACTTGAGCGTGGTGCTATTCTGCTTCTGGATGAAATTGATCTTGCCTCTAACAAGATTCTGTGCCTTCAATCTGTTCTGGAAGGTAAAGGTGTCTTCCTCAAGAAAATCGGCAAGTTCGTCAAACCCGCTGCTGGTTTCAACGTATTCGCCACTGCAAACACCAAGGGTAAAGGTTCTGATGACGGACGTTTCATTGGCACCAACGTGCTCAACGAGGCGTTCCTAGAGCGTTTCCCTGTGACCTTTGAGCAATCCTATCCTGCCCCTGCAACCGAGCAGAAGATCCTTGAGGGCATCGCTCTGGATCTTGGTGTGGAGGATCGTGATTTCTGCAAGCGCCTGGTGGATTGGGGTGACATTATCCGCAAGACCTTCTATGATGGTGGTATTGAGGAAATCATCAGCACCCGCCGTTTGGTTCATATCATCCGTGCTTATAGCATCTTCCAAGACAAGGCAAAGGCAATCCAAGTGTGTGTGAATCGTTTTGATGACGAAACCAAACAGTCCTTCCTGGAACTGTATGATAAAGTGGATGCTGACTTCCAAATGCCTTCTACTGGTCCTGAACTGACTGCAGAATACATTGACCAACCCACCCCATTCTGATATAATTGGGGGAGGTAAATTATGACCCTCCCCTTTATTATGGACGAACATCCTTATTCAGAAAACGATTTTAATTTAATGTCTAACTTATCAAATCAAGATTTTTGGGTTGAAGATGGAATTAGTTTAACAGGTAATCCCAATCCTTCACCAGACATGATTGTTCTTGGATCTAGACTCCCTGGTGGTATGGGTGATGACCACCTTACTTTGAATTCACCTTACACTTTTAATCTTAATATGAGTGAAACTAAAAATCATCTTTGGAAATACAATGAAGATAAAATCCTCAAAGATGTTGAAGATTATGTGACTAGCACCTATCACGGGCATTATTGTGGTGATAGTGATGGTTATGCTGACATTCAGACTATTGACCTGATGGCAGCAAAGAAACTGGCAGCAGGATTCTGCCAGGCAAACATCCTTAAATACGGTTCTCGTTATGGTGATAAGGATGGGCGTAATAAGCGTGACTTGATGAAAGTCATTCACTATGCTATGCTACTCCTCCACTTTGACGGGCATTACACTCGCAAAGATAATGGACTTACTGAATTCACTCGTTGATTATTATGAAACTGAAAGAAAACACTATGAAACTCTCTGATAATACCCTGACTCTTCTTAAGAACTTTGCTGGTATTAATCAGTCTATTCTTGTCAAGCAAGGTAATAAACTTCGCACAATCTCTATTGCCAAAAACATCCTGGCAGAGGCAGAAATCACCGAAGAGTTCCCCCGTGATTTTGCGATTTATGACCTTAACCAATTCTTGAATGGTTTGAGTCTTCACAGCGACCCTGACCTTGATTTTGTCGAGGATTCTTATATTACTATTCGTGAAGGTAAGCGGCGGGTAAAGTATTTCTATGCTGACCCGAATGTGATTATTTCTCCTCCTGAGAAAGAAATCAAACTTCCTTCTAACGATGTGTGCTTCCAACTTGAAACAGGTTCTCTGGAGAAACTTGTGAAAGCAGCAGGAGTCTATCAATTGCCCGATATTTCCGCAATTGGTGATGCCGGTGTCATTCGTCTGGTGGTTCGTGACAAGAAGAATGATACTTCTAACGAATACTCCATCGTTGTGGGTGAAACTGACGAACAATTCACTTTCAATTTCAAGGTTGAGAACATCAGTAAGATTGTCTCTGGTGCCTATAATGTTGTGGTGTCTTCTAAACTTCTGTCACAATTCACCAATACCAAGCACAATCTTTGCTATTATATTGCTCTGGAACCAGACAGCACCTTTAACTGATTCTCTCTTTTTTATTATGGAATTTCTTCTTTATTTGACTCCGACAGGGCAAGAAATCATTAGCAGTATTATGCTAAAGAACTATAACATCAGGCAAAATGCCCCAGTCTGTAGAAACAAGGAATTGTTTGGACTTCTAAAGTCTCCTGACTTTGTGATTTGTTTGGATAATATCAAAAATAAGATTAGTCCTGTTAAGCATTATGTTAATGAAACTGTCTATCACGAGGCAGTTCACGTTGCACAATCTTGTAAACGTGGTAAACTGGGCGTAAATGCTTCTTTGGACCAATACAAACTGAATGATGTGATGAGGTCAGTAAAGGCAACCGGTTCTTATGCCGTTTATGAAACTGAAGCATACTATCTGGAAGATAAACCAGAAGAAGTTCTTTATCACCTTAAGAAATATTGCTTCTGATGAATATTTTTGTCACAAGTGAATTTCCGGCGGAGAGTGCGATTGTACTTCCCGACAAGCACGTAGTAAAAATGCCTCTTGAGTGTTGTCAAATGCTTTCCATCGTGGCATCTAAGTGGTATCATAATTACGGCACTCTTCCAAAGTCAGATGGAACTCCCTATGCGACTGAGAAGGGTGCTTTTCGTAATCATCCCTGTACCAAGTGGGCAGCAGAGAGTATTCATAATGCCTACTGGTTGATTAAGTGGGGTATGAACCTCTGTGATGAGTATTCTGTTCGTTATGGTAAGACTCATTCGTGCTATAATACTCTTCTGGATGCTTACTATCTTTTCCCCAAAGGAAAGATTACTGAAGTGACTCCGTTTGCTCGTGCGATGCCGGATGAATGGAAGTATGATGATAGTATTGACACCTTTACTGCTTATAAGAGGTATATTGCCTCTAAACCCTGGGTTGCGGACAACTATCTCCGTATGCCCCAAAGAAAACCTTCGTGGATTTAATTTATTATGAGTGATTTTCTGTGGTGCGAAAAATATCGCCCAAAAACAATTCAAGATTGTATTCTTCCTGAGCAAACTAAAAAGTCGTTTCAGGATTTTCTAAATAGTGGCGAACTGCCTAACTTGCTTCTGTGTGGACCTGCTGGTGTAGGAAAAACCACCGTGGCAAAGGCATTATGTAATGAATTGGGAGTAGATTGTTATGTTATCAACGGATCCGACGAGGGTAGATTCCTTGATACTGTCCGAAACAATGCGAAAAACTTCGCTTCGACCGTCTCACTTTCGTCAGATGCTAAACACAAAGTCATCATCATTGACGAAGCAGATAACACGGGGAACGACGTTCAACTCCTCCTTAGGGCGTTTATTGAGGAGTTTGCTGGTAATTGCCGATTCATCTTTACCTGCAACTACAAAAACAAAATCATCGAACCCCTCCATTCCCGATGTGCCGTCATTGAATTTTCCATCAAAGGAAAAGAGAAGGTCCAGTTGGCGGGACTCTTCTTTAAGCGTCTACAAAACATCTTGGATGCGGAGAGCGTCCGATATGATCCGAAAGTCCTTGCAGAACTCATTAACAAGCACTTCCCAGATTTCCGAAGAGTCACCAACGAATGTCAGCGATATTCCGTTGGAGGAGAAATAGACTCTGGAATTCTTGCGTCCTTCTCTGACATTTCCGTAAATGAACTTAACAAGTATCTGAAGGAAAAGAACTTCCCTGAGGTTCGTAAGTGGGTGGTTTCTAATCTAGATAATGACATTAATCTTATTTTGCGTCGTATCTATGATTCCCTGTATGAGGTTCTTGATGGTCCTTCTATTGCTTCTGCTGTTTTGATTATGGCAAAGTATCAGTATCAATCTGCTTTTGTTGCCGACCAAGAGATTAATCTTCTTGCTTGTCTTACGGAAATTATGTGTGAGTGTAGTTTCAAATGAATCCATATAAAATTGACGTAAAAAATTTAAAAGAAATTCCTATTAAAACCACTCCCGAAAATGTAAGAGAGGCAAACGAAGCATTGTTTCGTGCTAAAATGACTCTTCCTGCTGCCGCAAAGCATTGTGGTATGACTCATAAGGAAATGAAACTTACCTTCTGGGAATATTTGAAGTATCACAAACCTGATTATGATCAATCCTGAACTATTTGACTTCCCTTCTATTTTTGGTGTAATTAAATCTACTGAGGGACTTAAAAGAAATCAAACTCGTCCTTTGCGGGCAGAAGTACAAGAAATTGCTATTGCTAAGTATAGTGGTGGTCAATTGGAATATATTGGAGATAAAGAAAATGGTAAAGATTTTTATGGTTTAATTGATAATCTTTTTTATGAGTCAAAAGGAATGGATGGATTGTTTCAGAAAAGAGTTACTTACACGAAACAAATTACACTAAAAAACTTTCAAGGTAATAATTTAGGTCTTCCCGAAAAAACATTTGAATATATGCTTCTTTGGGATACTCGAAACTATACAGTTGGAGTTTGTAATTGGGATGCTTGTATGAAACATACTGTAATAAAAGATGCAACAGTTTCTTTTAGAGTTGATTATTCTGATATTACTTTTTTGGCAAAAAATGTTATTCCGGTAAAAAAACAAGATTTTTCTGTTAGACTTTATAAATTAATTGAGGAATTAGTATGAGTATGAAATCTCTTAAGACGCCTTTGCGATACCCAGGAGGAAAGTCCCGTGCTTGCGTCAAGATGGACGCCTATTTTCCAGATTTACGAAATTATGATGAGTTTCGGGAACCATTTATTGGTGGTGGGAGTGTCGCTATTCACATCACAAAGAAGTATCCACTCTTGGATATTTGGGTGAATGACCTTTATGAACCTCTGGTAAACTTCTGGCAACAACTCCAAATGTGTGGAACAGATCTGAAAGATAATCTTAAAGCAATAAAATTAGCAAACAATAAACCAGAATTAGCAAGGGATCTATTTCTTTATTGTAAGGATAAATTACACGAAGAAGGACGTTCAAATCTTGATCGTGCTGTTGATTTTTATATTATTAATAAGTGTTCTTTCAGTGGTCTCACAGAAAGCTCTTCTTTCTCTCCTCAAGCATCCAATTCCAACTTCAGTCTTCGTGGAATTGAAAAACTGCCAGAGTATTCCAAACTGATTGAGAAGTGGCGTATAACTAATTACTCCTATGATTACCTTGACCCTCCTTATGACATTAAGGATAATCTCTATGGGACTAAGGGATCGATGCACAAAGGATTTGATCACGATAAGTTTGCTGCTGATTGTGATGCTAATAATATGGACCAATTAGTGAGTTATAATTCAGACCAACTTGTAAAGGATAGATTCAAGAACTGGAATGCCGCAGAGTTTGATTTAACTTATACTATGCGTTCGGTTGGTGAATATATGCGAGACCAAAAACAACGTAAAGAACTGCTACTTTTTAATTATGGAATTGAAGGACTGGTTGAACTCAATCAATCGAACGAAAAAGAATCTGATTGATGAAGACCCTTCAACTGAGAAGGGGTATGCTCCATTCATCATTAATAAGTGTCTTTCGGCAGAGATTGACTGTATTATGTTTGTGAACGAACTAAATCAGTATCATTTTCTTCCCAAAAAATTGCA